AGAATTAGGCTTAGATAAGTAGAAAAATAGGGAGTTGGTGAAGATTATCCTTTACCAGCGCCCTTTTTCTTTTAAAAATAAGAAAATTTCGGTATAATAGTCAATTATACCGAAATCATTCTATAATCGTTGATACATAAGGGTTTTACGTATCGCTTTTTTAATTTTGTGGACTTTTTTAAGAACTTTTTATTTTTTCGAGGGCAGTTTCAAAGAATGAGACTGCTCTTTTTTGGTTCTCTTTTGATAAATGGCTGTAAGTGTCCATAGTTACAGATATTTTTGCATGGCCAAGCCGTGTCTGTATTTCCTTATATGGCAGGCCAGCATTAAGCAAGATACTAGCGTGAGTATGTCGGAAAGCATGAAAGCCTAAATCAGTACAGTTAGCGCTTTTTAAGTGCTTATGTAGGCGATAATCAACCTTTCGAGTATTGACATAGTTGTCAAAGCTATCAGAGAATACTTTCTCATAGGTTAAGCCAATGTTTCTTCCATTTTCTGATTGTCTTGCTCGGTAGAGACGAAGCATGAGCACTGTTTTATGATCGATATCCAAAACTCTATAGCTTGATTTTGTCTTAGGACTGTTTACTTGGTTTAAAATGTTGAGTGTTTTGTTAATATCGATCGTTCCGTTCTGCAGGTCAATATCAGACCATTCCAGAGCCAGACATTCACGGATGCGCAGTCCAGTAGCTAGGAGCGTTTTATAAAGCACAGTATCATAGAAATTGACAAAGGTATTCTCCAGGTTATCGAGATAGGAGAGGAAGTTTTTAAGTTCCTGATCTTGAAAGTATTTAATTTCTTGCTTATCTCTTGTTATCTTTCTAGGAATGACAATATCACGAGCAGGATTATTGTCTAATGCTTGAATAGAAACTCCATACTGTAGAATACGTTTATTTAAGGCATGAAGGTGATTGTATTCTTTATACCCCGTTCCGTCCTGATTGTACTCATCCGCCCACTTATTTATCTGAGTTTGGATAATAACAGGGGTAAGTTTATCTAGTTTGTAAGTGCCAAATGAGGGTAAGAGGTGGTTATTTAAGCAGCCTTTTATCTTTATCTGCGTATTAGTCTTTATGGTATGCTGGTAGGTTTGCCAAAACAAGTCTACAAGTTCGCTATAGGTTGTTATATGTGAGCGTTGTTTCCGTGTAGAGCCGTTTTTCTCAAATTCTACCTTAGCCTGGGTGGCCTTGTTTTTGAGTTCTTTCTTTGTTCGTGCTGATATGGTAGTCTTGACCTTCTTACCAGTTACAGAATCGATACCAAGATAGATGCTGGAGCGGTAGACTGCTGATCCGTCTTTTTTCGTGTGTTGTGTAATTTTCATGGTTTTAACTCCTTTTCCATCAGCAGGCAAGCAATTAGAAAAGGTTTTGAGTTTATACCATGCGAGAAGCCACGAGAATGCCCCTGTTTTCGATTTTAAGCAGTCAGACGGTAAATTGTACCAGAATAGAAAACAAGGCGGATATGGGACTTATATGGGTTTTTTAAAAGCCCATATATTGCAAGTAGTTCTATCTTAATGTGTCAGTGATATTATACCAATTATTCGGAAATCCAAGTGTGTCCAATACAATGCCGGCTTCAATGGAGTGCGCTTTTTTATTTAGAGCTTTGGTTCTTTTAATAATAGTGTTATGTAATTGAGCGTATTGTGTGGAAGCAAGTAGGCATTGCAAGGCAAGAAAAACATAATATACAGATTGTCTTGATGTATTGGCATTGTTATTGTAATAGTGGAAATAAGCTAGTTGTGGAAGATTCTCACGACATTTATAATTGAAAAGCTTATTATTATGAGCAGTGATATTTCTAATTTCTAGTATATTTTTAATAATACTTTCTAAAGCCTTTCCACTTAAAAGGTCTTTACTAGGTCTATTTTGGATGTATTCAATATTTTCTTGTAAGAATGGTGATAAATCTCTAGCTATTTGATTTTTTATATCAGTGTTTAGATTTCTATAAAAGTTAAATGCTTGCCCTAATGTAAGTTCATTGATGATAACCCAGAAAGGAACAACGCCATGTTGTTTATAGTGGTGTTTTATAGAATTGTTTTGCTTATCCCTATTATAATCATTGAGTATTCTAGCTAATATACTGATTAAATTAGTAATTTGTGCTAGCCTTTTTGTATCTTTTTGTGTTTCAAAATTATTAATATCTAGATAAGCGTATGGTGTTGGATATGCTTCTGAAAAACGATATGCCAGTACGGATTTAAAGTGTTTTTCTGCATCTATAATTGCTTTTAAAAAAGCTGATTTAATTTCTTTATCGTAAAAGTGTGTTGCAGCTATTTCTCTAAAGTCTGCACCAGCTATAAATTTATCTTTTGATGTTTGAAAAAACTTACTATATCCGTTGACGACGTTGTAATAGTTGTTAGTTAGAAGGTATCTTTTACATTCTTCTATGTTATCTATTTCTAAACCTCTAGACTGGAGAAGTTTTATTTGTTCATCTAATGTTTGAAATGGTTTCATATATGTTCCTTATATACAAAAACACCACCTAGTAGAACTAGGCGGTGTTTCGCGTACTCTGTTCCCTTGGGAGCAGAAACTCTTCTCATTGCCTAATAATACTGTAATTTTTAGTTTTTGTCAATATTTTTAGTTTGTTTTTTAAAAATTTTTGAGTATCGAAAAAACTCAACGCTGGGAAAGTTGCTTTTATTGCATTGTCAGACAAGTCAGCAGCAGGCTTGTCTTTTTCTATCTGTCAATTTTGCCGTTTTTTGCACTTTAGTCTGTAAAATTGGTTTTCTATTTTTCATTTTCCCTTGTTTTTGCACAATAGACCTTAGAAATAGGGGCGCTATTGGTGAATATGGGGGAGTTTTTTAATTTACGATGATTTCTCCAACAGGGATAAAATCTTTTTGTTTTGAAGATTTTGCGATTAAGTCGTATTGATCAGCAGATTTTTCATACCCAAGGGAAAGAGTAGTATTGTCGTCTGGTAATTTTTTAGCAAACTCAGATATAGACATCCGAAATACGGTAATTGCATTTTGCTGATTAGTTGTAGCAGAATTTGAATTGATTGCGGCCATAGTCTCTTTTGCGTTATCTTTAGCCGTTCCAGTTAGCAAAATCATGATTGTATCATGCGGTTCGGATGAATCTGAATCGATTACGTTATTTTGAATTTTAACGCTTATTGCGCCAGTTGATTCAGGATCTAATTTTGATTTGATTTCAGAAATTAGATTGTCGTATTTACTGTTATCTACTTTGGCTTTTGTGTTTGTTGAAGTAGTGTTTTTTTGCTCTGTTTTTGGTTGCTCTGAGCTATCTTTAGTAGTTGATTGATTGTTAGAGCAAGCTACTAGAACGGTAGCAGAAAGTAAAATAGCTGATGTGCTTAGTAATTTTTTCATAAGTAGTCTCCTATATGCTGATGTTTTTCTGATAAAAGCTGGGGGATTTTATAGAATTCTCTCAAAAACCATTGTGGCTTGGATACGGTCACCACCGCCTAAACCTTTGCTTCCACCATTGGCGGTTGTGATTGTATGCAGGCGGTAGCCTTTTGCTACTTGGGTATTAATGACGTTTTCTAATTCTGTCAAGTTTCCTGATCCAGTACCAAAAAATTTCTCTTTTAAGGTTACTTGAAGGACTACATAGTGTAAATCAGTAGCATTTGAAGCAGTTGAGTGAGTGCTAGCGTCTTTAATGTTATCAAAAAATCCCATGAGAGTTACTCCTTGTTAGTTTTAGCAAATATTTCGTCTTCGTCATCTTCTTTGTTTAATATAGTAGTTTTAGTTGCGAGTGAATCAATAATTTCAAAAATTTTGACTTGATCTGATTCTTCTAATATTTGATAATTTATAAGCAGTTTAGCGTAGTCGGTTTGCTTAATGTTATCTAACTCTATAAGGTCTTGGATTGCCAAAGATAATTTTAGAGGAAATGATTGTTGATACCTCTTGAATTTATCTGTATCTTTCAAAAATTCTTTTATGGTTTTATTGGCTTCTGTTATTCTTTCAACGTCTTCATAATTTGTAATTCCCTGACTTGAAACTTGGTCTTTAAATTTATCAATTGCTTGTATAACTTTTTTAGATACATAATCAAAATTATCTTCATAGCCTAGTAATTCCCCGATTTCAATTTTGAAATATTCAGCAAGTAGTAAAGCAGGTTTTGCCTTAATTTCATTATTAGGATTTTCCCAATTTTGATAAGTCCGTAAAGTAATATCCAATCCTAGTTTTTTTATTATAATATCTTCGTAAAATTCTTTTTGAGAGAATCCTTTTTCAATTCTAAGTTTTTTTAAATTATTTTTGGGTGTTTGTTTTTCCATTATTTGTCCTCTTATATGTTTACCTAGAGTATAACATAGTAGAGAGAAAAAATAAAATCATAGACGAAAAAAATTTCATTTATCGCTTGACAACGAAAAAAAATTCGTTTATAATCCAAAATGTGATGAAAAAAATTTCGTCTGAATCAAAGTTTTTGAGAAAGGAGTGATTTGATAATGTTGTTAACGATAGAGCATGCAAAAAAAGTTCGTCGAAAAAGAGGAGAACTTCAACTTGGGAAAGTTCAATTAGCCAAGAAACTGAAAATTACACCTCCCACTCTAGCAAAAATTGAAGCTGGCAACTATGATGCACCTAAGCGCATTTACGAAAGCGTAATAGAGTGGCTTTTAGAAGATTATTAGAAAGGAGCGAACTAATCGTAATACTACTCTACATTTACAGATTTCTCATGTGGTGCTTTACCACTGGGGATTGATGAACGGATCCAGCTAACTATTTGCTGGGCAATTTGCTTGCTACTTATGGCAGTATTAAGGAACTATTCTCCTGAAGTATATCTCATGCTTTACCTTGCTACTGTTTTAGGTGGCAAGCACTGACAAAAGAAGAAAGGAGCGAACCAATGGAACTGGTTTATATGGACGGTAAGAAAGAGCCGTACACCACAAGCGAAATCATCGCTGAATATGCTGAAGTAAAGCATGATACAGTACAAAGTTTAATAAGAAATCATCAAGAGGATTTTGAAAGTTATGGAATAATCGGATTTGAAATCCGTAAATTAGATAGGCGAGGGCGACCGATGAAAATCTATCGTTTGAATGAGCAACAGGCAACCTTGCTGATCACTTATCTAAAGAATACTGAACCAGTACGTCAATTCAAAATGAACCTAGTCAAAGCATTCTTTGAAATGCGTGATGAACTTTCTAAACGCTATCTTCAAAGAGAACTGGAAAAGCCAAAGCGTAAAAGCTTAACCGAAGCAATCCAAGCATGGGAGAAAGCACCCAAGCACGCCTATAATACCCTTACAAACTTACTACTAAAGGGAGCGACAGGGAAAAACAAGTCCCAACTCATGCAAGAGCGAGAAAGTAAGAACGGCATTGATGGTTTGACAAGTGCAGAACTGACAAACTACCAACGTTTGGAAGATATGGCAATAGCTATGATTAACTTGAATAGGGGGTATTCAGAAATTAAGGAATTAATTTTTAAAGTATAGGAGTATAGAAAATGGAAAATGAATTTAAGACAGTTACAAATGCCAAGGGGTTAGAAATTCCTAAGTATCCCAAGGATTTTAAAAAGCTAGTTGAGAAAGACAGACAACTAGCCGAATATCTTTGTATGAACTACGAGAACTTGGATAGTGAAGACCTGGGCGCATTTCTTGAAACGGTGGAGCAGGGATTAAGCTGGATCCTAGATCTTATCGAAAGTAAAGACTTGCTTTATAAACCACAGTCAGGTAGTAATCATGCAAAAAGAAAATAAAAAAATCACTTGCTCAAATTTTAGACGAGACGAGCAAGCGACACAATTCAGAGTATAGAAATTTTTTCTATGCTTTGATTATAGCAAAAAACATCTATTCTATCAAATACCTAAAGAAAAACCGAAGAGCAGGCAAGCAATTAGAAAAGGTTTTGAAATCAAGCGCTGACAGGGCGAGTCTAGGCACTTGTTTAGCTGAAAGATGGGTAATTACTCACGAAACACTGCTACAAGCGTTCGCCAACTTGGGGGCAATCGCCCAGCGTTTGGAGTGGTGAAGCATACCATATAGAAAACAGGCAGGAAAAAGGACAAGGAAAGGCTAATGGAGAAAAATATGACTCTAGACCTAGATAACATGACACGATCAGAATTTGATAAGCTAATGACTAAAATCAAGGATAGAAATCCGAACCTCTTTCAGTTCATCATTGACTTTTTAGATGATAAAGTAACTCCAGAAGAGGTGTACGACTTTCTGAAGATGGAGCGAAGCTATCAAGTAAATTATATCAAGAATTACAAAGCGAGGGCATAGCATGAACGAACTAGATTTAAGCAACACACAGGCGGTTTTTGTTAGCGTGGTACTGATTGGCATATTGCTTTATTTAAACCACCGAGACCGCAAAAAAAGCGCCCGAATTGAGCGAGAAAGTACACAGACAATAGAAACACCTAGCGAGGATTTAAGCCCTGATTATGGGCGATATATTCAGCTTGCAGGGGTTAAGCCATGGGGGTACTAAGATGTTTGAAAAAATGATTGAAGATTTAAAGTCTAAGATTTTGGAAGCAGTGGAACGGTATTTAAAAAGCCATGAGAAAGTACCTCAAAAAAGATTAGATTTGATCAGCAAGGTGGAACTAAAGGAAGAACTGGGCATAGGAGATAAAACCTTGACAAAATGGGAATGTGCAGGACTACCGCAGTATATACCGCCTATTGAAGATACTAGAAAAGCGTATTATAAAATCTCAGATGTTTTAAAGTTTTTGGGGGTAGATGATGGCAAAGACTAAAATATATTTTTGGTTAAAAGTTGATAAGAAGTTTTTTGATAATCTTTTTATTAAACGACTAAAAAATATGCCTGGTGGCTACACTATGACAGTGATTTATATCCGTCTTATGTTGGAAAGTTTAGAAGATGACTGTATTTTGTACTATGAAGGATATTTTGATAGTTTGGTACAGGAATTAGCTTTAAAGCTGGATGTTTCTGAGGATGATATAAATATGACAGTAGCGTATTTTACAAAATGCGGACTAATTCAGATAGACGATGATGGCCATGCTACATTATCGCAAGCAAAAGCCATGGTTGAGAGTGAAACAAACTGGGCGAAATATAAGCGAGACCAAAGAAAAAATAGTCAAGATTTACCAAAATTGGAGAATGTCCAAAATAAAAAGACTATTTCCAACTCATGTCCAACAGAGATAGAGATAGATAAAGAGTCAGATAAAGATAAAGAGTTATATAAAGAATATATATTGTCAGGTAAACCTGACTTTACTTTCCCAAATTGGTTAACTCCGAGAATGATCGAGGAAATAACTAAAGGGCATCCTGAGAAGTATTTAATAAGAATCCCTCTAGCTTATCTGAATCATACAGTAGGGAAAAATTATAAATATTTGGACAAAAACTTGAAGCCGATAATGGCACGATTCAAAGAAGGCTATACACTTGAAGATTTTAAACAAGTGATAGATATTAAAACGGCAGAATGGAAGGATAGTCCTGAATTTTCTAAATACCTTAGACCAGAAACACTTTTCGGATCTAAGTTTGACGGTTATCTGAATCAAAAGCCTAAAAGCATAAAAGGGAAGTCTGAAGATAACTTTCCAGATCTACCATTTTAGGAGTTGCAAAGATGAAGGAACAATTTAAAGAATTTAATAACAGAAAAATATTGGATAAAGTTTGCGATATTCACCAGGTAAATTATTGGGAAATTTCTGTACCAGTGTTAGGGGGTTCAGAAAGAAAACTACAAGCATTTTGCCCAGAGTGTGTGAAGGGAGAGATTAAACAGAAAGAGCAAGACCTATTACAACAGTTCGAGGACAGACAGGCCTACTTTAAAACTTATGATGTCTTAATGCGTGATAGTACGATCCCTAACGAGTTGAAGGGGGCAACGTTTGATAATTTCTTTGTTAAGACGACAGAAGAGCGTCAGATGTTAGAGTTTGTAAAGGGGCAAGTCCAGAAGTACCTTGGAGGTATGACGGGAAATACTTTAATCAGTGGTAGCACAGGAATAGGAAAAAGTCATTTATCTCTTGCACTAGCTAAAGAAATCAATGAGAGTTTTAGGGAGAAGAACGAGCCTAAGAGTGTCTTATTTGTCAGCCTAACCGAGATTATCAAGCAGATAAAAGAAGGCTGGGCTTATGGAAGAAATGCAAACTTAACAGAGTATGAGGCGGTTAAAAAGTTAGTTGATGTTGATTTTCTAATTATCGATGACCTCGGAGCAAAAAATGGGACAATCACTCCTAAGAGTGACTGGGAACAGGATTTCTTGTTTGATATTATCAACAATCGAGAAACTACGATTTTCAACACGAACCTAGATAGTAGCGAACTGCGGACTGTTTACAATGCTAGAAATTCAAGTAGAATTTTGAAAGGTTTAGAAGGGAACACTTTCAAGGCTTTTACGATCAAAGATAAGAGATACACTATCAACACAGTGAGGGGAGAATATCAATGAATGATGATAAAATGCGATTTGCAACAGAAAAAGGCTTTGTTGTCTATGAAAAATGTGGTATAATAGAGATAGAAAAAGTTCCAAGTTTTGGAGAAATTACTTTATTCTATTCAGATGGGAAATTTACCCATCTAGTCAAAAAAGAAACTAAAAAATAAGTCTATTGAGAACAACTCAGGGACATACCGTAAGCATATAATGCTAGTGGTATGTCCCTTTTTGTTTGCATAGAAAGGGGGTGAGGGAGATGTCAGGAGATACTTCTTTAGGGTATGTAGTAGCCAATAAGTTTTCTATGGATCCAGATAAAAGACAGAAAATCTTTTCTCAGTGTAAAAAAGAAGGTGATAGCTTAGAACAACGGAAACAAGAAATACTAGAAAAATATGCTAACAAACAAGACAAATCAAAATCTAGAAAAAATGATTCTAAAGGCTCGGAGAGTCATAAAAGAAAAACTAAGAGCAAAGAATTTTAGAAAAAATTATAAACAAAAATCAGATATTAAAAGATGAAGGAGCAAAAAATGACAACTAACTTAGCTAAACAAAAAGAAAATCTAGAAGCTTATATCCGAAGTACAGGTTATAACACTAGAGGGATGAACGTAGAAAATAATCATGTACTCATTGAAAAACCAATCCTTGATAGTTACGAAGATGAACATCAACGTAAAGAACTGGTTGATCTAGTAAATGTTATTGAGACTCGTACCCGTGGTGGGAAGTATGAAGTAACTGACTTTGAATCTGATTCATTACAAGAACTTAGCGAAAATTCGGTTGAGAGAACAGAAGCAGATAAAAAGAAAACTATCAGCGTTGATTACTTAGTTAAATTATTCAGTGGAAAACTTGATTTTTCACAGGAACAATTAGACGATGGTCAATATAATTTAACGGATTTTCTTGGTAAGAAGATTATTAAATTAAAACGTAGAACACGAAATAGAGAGATTGGGAAAATTCTCCAAACTGCGAAAGTGCAGACTGCTACAAGTATGGACGACTTGAAATCTATTGTTTCTTTAATCAATCCAGAGCGCAATGTATCTATGGTTGTTAGTCAATCACTATTTAGTGTCTTAGAAAAAATGAAAGACACTTCAGGAAATTATCTTCTTAAAGTTGATAAAGAGACAGGGACAAGTGAAACATTCTTTGTAGATAACTTTTTAATTGTAGATGATACAACATTAGGGAATAAAGGTGACAAAAAAGGCTTTATCGGAGATCTAGAAAACTTTGTTACTTTGTTTGATCGAAAGAAAGATACACTTAGTTGGGTGAATGCGAATGACTATTTTGGGAAACGGTTGATTTTACATACCCGATTTGATGTAAAAAAAGTTGAAGAAGATTGTGGTTACTCTATTCAATGGAACTAGGAGGAAGAAATGGATATTAATCAAGTATTTGATACACTGGATGATTTAGATAATAAAAAAAGTAAGATTAATTCAGCACGAGAACAGTTAAGCAAAAAAAGGAAAAGCCTGTTAGGCAATCAAGCAGTTTCATTTGAGAACATAGATTCTTTTTTGTCAAATAACTTAGAATCTTTAGAGCAGCTGGAAAATATGGAAAAAGCTATTAATGGCCTTCAGGAAAAATTTGATAGTGATTTTTCAGAAGCTAATGCAGTCATCTTTGAATACATTTTTAAAGAGACTAAGCAACGGATGGAAACTAAGAAGATCTATAAACAATACCGAAAGAAACTTAGACGAATTCTGGACGCATATGATGAAATTCAAGAACTGAAGAAGGATGTAGAAGAAATCCATACAGGTGTAGTCAGAGAAATAAGTCAGAGACATTCTCTATCGCCGTATCGAACAGAAGTAAGTCCACTTACTGTCCTACCATTCTTAACCCCTGATTCTAGCGGATGGATGAATTTTTCTAAGGAATATCGGGACATCAAAGTGTATTTAGAAAAATAGGGAACAAATTAAGTAAGGCTAGTGATATATGGCTCAAACAAAAGAAATATCGCTAGTCCTACTTTTATGCTTTACTAAGTTTCACATAACAAAGTAAGCATAAACTGAAAAGAAGTAATAGCTTGAAAGCAAGGTATATCAGGGGTTTACAGAATGGAGTGAGTTTCACAGAATGTAAGATATGAGAAACTGAGGGGATAAATTGAAGAAATTTCCCTTGAACTTGTCATACTGAAGAGTTGTCAAACTTAAAACAATGATACCTGGTAAGTGGAGTGTTGGAAGGCTTTTAGCGCTTTTTGTCAGTTTGACAGAATTTACAATTTGACAAATTGAAAGATAAAAAATTTTTTAAATTTAAGTGGAGGTACTTGCCTATGTACGAGTTGAGTAACAGAGACCTGGACGGGATAGATATTGAGTTAGGACGATATAGAACGCTTGCTAATAGAATTTATTTGAGAAGACAGGAACTGATACATAATAAGAAACATAGCACTGAAGATTATACTGGTGGGAAAGGCAAGACAGTATCTAGTCCTACTGAAGCGACAATCATTAGAATTGAAGAAGACCAAACACTAAGATATTTAGAAGGCTTCAAACTAGTTGTAGATACCTTGATGGAAAACTTAATTGAAAGTGATCTAGTCATTTTTAAAATGAGATATTTAGAAGCTGGTGCGACTTGGGAAGACGTGGCAGAGAAACTAAATAAAACTACTCGTTATATAAATAGCCGTAGAAAGGTAATCGCTAAAAGATTTTTGGAATTGAAAGGATATTGACACTCCCCCCACTTTGTAAAGCATTTTCGTTGATTTTAGGTACCGGGAGCGGTAACTTTTTCCAAGTCGGAAGCTGTCAACCAAAAAGGGGGTAAAAAGTTGATATTTTAAAAAAATAGAAGGAGTTTTTAGAAAATGGATTTAGCAGCACAATTAGCAAATATTTTAGCAGAATATTGCGAAGAGGTTAATGAAGAAGTTGATAAAATTGCGGAGCAAGTCGCTAAAGAAACAGTTAAAGAATTAAAGGAAACTAGCCCTAAAAGAACAGGTAAATATTCAAAAGGATGGCGTAAGAAAAGAGTGAGAAATGGAGTTTGGGTCGTATATAGTTTTAAATACGGCTCTCTTACTCATTTACTTGAATTTGGACATATTAAACGAAATGGGGGGAGGACTAAGGCGTACCCTCATTTAAGACCTGCAGAACTGAATGCGATTCAAAAATTTACAGAAAGGATTAAGAACATTTCAAAGTAAACTATAATTGAATAGTATTAAGTAGACTAATTAAGTGAGCAAACCAACACATCGTTATTTAAGTCCTTAGATTTATTTCTGAGGGCTTTTTATCCTTGCTTCTCATATTGCTATTTGATAAAATAAAAGTGCGAGAGGCTTTCGCCCTATCCTCTATGCTTTTATCTTTTTCTTTTGCGGGATTCGGGTTATATATAAGTTTGAGAGGATATGCTATAATATTAGCAGGTAATAAAAAAAGCACGTCTGATCGTGCTAGTTTCTTGCCTGCTGAACTCATCAATATTACGCCCTTTTTAGGGCTCTTTTTTGTGGACTTTTTTAGGAACTTTCAAGAAAAACTAAGGCGATTTAATGCCTGAATGTTTTTAAAGAAAGTCAGTATTTTCAAGGGCTGAGCTCTAAAAATTTGACTTATAGAGTGTTAAATGATAGTATAGTCAAAGATAGTCAAGGTTTAAAGAGAGAGGTGGGTTTGTAATGAGATTTAAAAATACATCGGATCATATTGAGGC